GGATGTACTATCCGAGGAAATTTAGTTCTTGATCAGGATTTAACCATCAATAAAGATGTAAGAATAGGAACAGGTGCAACATATACGGATGAAGTTGACGGAACAGAATTAAAACTAATTGTCAATCAAACTGCAGAATTTAATAGAGCAGTTTCTTTTGGATCATCAACTATTACTGGCATCACATCAATACCAACCTCTGTTGGAGTTGGAACTACTGCGAATAATAATCCCAATTGGGTTGGAATTGGAACAACTGCAAGTATTTCATTTGATGTTCCTTCTTGGGCAACAACAACTAGAGTAAGTTTTACTAATCTTTCTACTGGTATTGGTCAACGAGGATTTAGACTTAGAGTCAATGATCAAACAAATAATTATGATGGATTTACAATGCTTCACTTCCCTTATAGTCCGTCACAATTCTATGGGCAATCATATTCATCTCCCGTATTTTCATCGACAAGAGAGGACTGGACAAGTACTGATATTCTAGGATGTTTTGTGGGAGTTTCTAGTGGATTACTAGGTGGAAATGAATTTGGAAGATATATATCAGCAACTGGATATGTTGAGTTTAAACATTTAGATCCATCTTCAACTACACCATATTTAATGGTAAGTGGTGTAGTTAATCTTAACTCTATAACAGGAATTGAAACTCATTCTTCACAAGCAATCCTCTCTGGACAAATAAGATTGGGTGCAATTGGTTCAGCAACCACTTTCTCTTCTGTAAGTATTGCTGCAACAGGTATTACGGGTGAAGAGAATAACTACTTACATGTTGGAATTGGATCTACTGTAAGTAACATGGCAATACCTGCATTTGTTAACGTATCTCATACTCGTTGATAAAGGGGCTTGACAAGGTACTCTATCGTTGCTAGAGTATCTTTGTTAGGTTTGAAGAAAAAATATGAGATTTAGCTTAGCCATCATTAATCCACCATATGGTGTTGGTGGAAATCTTGCTATTAAGTTTCTCAATAAGTTGTCAGAGCATACTGATGATATTCGTGCTGTTCTTCCTACTTCAGTACGAAAACCTTCTTCCTTAAATAAAATTGTAGGTCATCTTCATTGCGATGTTGATGAAGATCTCGATCCTTCTACTTTTCCTGGTGGTATTAGTGCTGTAAAACAATACTGGAAAGTAAAAAATACTTCACGATTTGCAATAGGAGTTGGTGAAATTCCTATGATGAGAGAACATCCTGATTTTGAGTTTCTTCCTTACGAGAGAAGAGAAGAAGCAGATGTATTTGTTGGTGAATATGGTTGTGGACCTAGTGGTAGAGTTAAAACAGAAAACTTTACTCACTATGCTAAAGGACATCACTTTATCAAAGTTCGAGATCCTAAGGTAGTAGATAATATGGTAGAATTTGCTGATAAGTTTAGAGAAGCAGCAGGTCAGTGTAATGGTCGATATCATTTTGGAAAGAATGATTTGATCTCTACTTATATTAAATGTATCGAAGAACGTGATGGCAAAGAATAAACATAATATTGATGTTGGATCTACAATTGAAAGATCTGATGAAAGAATTAAAGTAACTCAAGAAGTATTCACACCGATGGAACTTGTTGAGAGTATGGTCAATGATATTGATATTGAATTACTACAAGATCCAGAGAGCACTTTTATTGACAACTCTGCTGGATGTGGAAACTTTTTGATTGCACTCAAGAAAAAACTATTGGAATATCATACTGAAGAGCATATTCTGAACAATATGTTGTATGCAGTCGAAATGATGGAAGATAATCATAAGGAATTATGTGTCAATCTTGGTGTCGATACAACTCATCCACATTATGTTTGTGCTGATGCATTAGAGTATGATTATTCTTTTAATGAAGAAGTTGGTTTAGAGGATCATGGTTTGGGCAAGATACCAAAACCAAAGGATTACACTCCACCAGAACCGAACACCGATCCTAGCGAAGCATCTTTAGATAAGTTCTTCTAATCGTTCAGGGGGTTGACAAAGCAGTAGATTCATCGTATATTGCATTTGTGGTTGGGCGATTCGCCAAAACAACCACATACACACTATGCCAAAGGCAAACAATGACTATCTTTAACGAAATTACGATTCCCAGTGGTTTTATCTCTTGGGACAATTTTAAGGAATCTGGTATCCTCTATGAACTCGCTGAGATGTATCATAAGGAAATTATCAAGACTCTTGAATACAAAACTTGTGAAGTAGTATCGTGTACAGTTATTGCTGTTGATGCTGCTCGCAAACTTGGACAGGCAAATGTGGGTCGTGTTCGGGGTAATGATAAAAATGTATATGACATCGTTGACAAGAACCTGACTCCTGGTTGGAATATCAACAAACTTCCTCCTTTTGTCTTTGATGATGATGATGAACCTGTGAATGGAAACCACCGTTTCCGTTGGTTTGATGAGCATCAAGTTCCTTATGTTCCTGTTCTGAAAGTAGTTCCCAAAGTGGGATTCTCAAAGAATGATGTCATCAATGAGATTGGGTTGAAGTATCAACCTCGTCCCGAAGGTACATCATCTTGCTTTGATGATTACAAAGCACGGGGTATTTTGTGGGTGATCGAACAAAACTCTTTGCGTGAAGATGCTCGCGTAACTGAAACTGAAGTTCGTAACTGGGTACAAGAGTACGCAGATTTTGAGACTCCCGATACTCAAGAACGCCTTGTAAAGGCAATCTACAACGCAACTGAGAAGAAAACCTTCCTTGCAAACTTTACCCGTGGTGAGGGTATTCGCTTCTTCTCCAAGAAAGGAATCAAGATTCAAAGCACTGCTGCTGATGTTCGTGGTTCTAGTGTTGATCGTCTTGTAAGTGCTATGGGTCCAGTTCATGTTTATCGTGACTTTTTTCCACAGTTCTTCGAAGATGCTGCAAATGGAATCTCTACAACTATTCACTTCTATGTGAATACAAACAATGTAGACGATGAGATTGGAGTTCTGCATCTGATTCGTGAGCGTATGGATGAGATTGAAGATTACATTGAAAACTTTGGTAAAATTCTAGGTAAGAATGAAGCATCACGGATTCGTTCTTACTTGTCTTATGGTTATCGATTGCCACATCTGGTAGACCTTGATCGTGGTGATTTGGTAACACTCCAGAACTGACATCCAGTTCGCAGACCGTCCACTGGGTTTCCTGGTGGGCGGTTTTCTGCTATAATACATGTATTGATACGGAGGGCACTTGACCATCACTTTGCGACCCCATCAGCGTGAAGCAGTCAATGCGATGTGGCAGAATAACAAAGGTCAAGTGATCATTCCTACGGGTGGTGGCAAGACTATTTGTATGATTGATGACGCCATTACTAACATGGAAGTCAGGCATCACGGGCAAACTTTTGTTGTTGTTGCTCCTCGTATTTTGCTTGCTGAGCAACTTTGTTCTGAGTTTCTTGAGTTGGTTACTCCTTCTCATAATGCTCACATTCTGCACGTTCATAGTGGTGAGACTTCACACTTCTCCACAACAAAAGCAGAAAAAATCAATCTGTTTGTAAATACTGCTAGAACTGCTGGTGAGAATGTAATCATCTTCACCACTTATCATTCTTTGCATCGTTTGCAGGAGGCAGACATTGAGGTCAATACGATTTACTTTGATGAGGCGCATAATTCTGTGCAGAGAAACTTTTTCCCTGCTACGGAACACTTTGCTTCTGAGTCTGATCGGTGTTACTTCTTCACTGCTACTCCTAAGCATTCTCTTACTGTTTTCAAGCCAGGAATGAATGACGGTGCAGTTTATGGTCAGGTCATCTGTAATGTTCCTGCACCTAAACTGGTAGAAGAAGGTTACATTCTTCCTCCTAAGGTTGTTGTCAAGGAACTTCCTCAGGGTGATTTTCGCCAGTCTGATTGTCAGAATCTGCTTGAGACGATTGATGAGAACTCTCTGAATAAGATTCTGATTGCCGCACGTTCTACCAAGCAAATTGTCAAACTTCTGAGTGAGTCTGACTTTGCACTTCAACTCAAAGAACGTGGATATTCTTGCATGTATATCACTAGCAAGACTGGTGCAATTATTGATGGTCAGAAGGTCAATCGTGAGGTATTCTTTGACACTCTGAACACCTGGGGCAAAGACCCTGAGAAAAAGTTTGTGGTTCTGCACCACAGCATCCTGTCTGAGGGCATCAACGTCAGCGGTCTGGAAGCAGTCCTATTCATGCGGAACATGGACTACATCGGAATCTCCCAGTCAATCGGGCGTGTGATCCGCCTAGGAGGCGCTGAGAAGACG